GGCCCCGGCGGCGAGAATGATAACCATTCTCAGATCAGAGGGGGGGCATGGGGGGGATTTGGCCGGCCGCCACTAGGCGTACCCCCACGCAATTTTCTGCCAGATTTTAGGCAGCCTGGCGCTCTAGATCCTGAGCCTGGGCGACCAGGTCAGCTTTGCGATCGTCGGCATCGAGTTCGACCTCGTAGGTCTCGATGACCCGTTCAATGATCTCAGCCTTGGTCAGGGCATCCCAATCGGTTGCTGGCTTGAGGGTTACCTCTACGGCTTCCACATCTACCGGACACAGCGCCAGGAGTGCTTCAGCTAGTCTATGAGTCTCCGCTGGGTTAAGGTCTAACCGGCCATTGACATGACCATAGGCATCGGTGAGCAGGAGGGTGGTGAGGTTGAGTCCGAAGGATTCTACGGACAGGTAAGCATTGATCCGAGCCATGAGATGAGAAGTAAGAAGGACAGTAGGTCAGGTGTCTACAGACGCTGAGCCTGGGTAGCTGCTGTATCTACTAAAGCAGCTAAGTACATCCACAGCCTGTTAGACGGGGATGAGAGGGGATAAAAGAAAAAGAAGAAAGCTATAGCTGTATTACTTCTATAGAGGTCTTGTCGCTCTCGCTCCCCATGGATTCATGGGGGCGCGGTTTCGCGTTCTCCCTTTACAGTGGCAACCTCTGAAAACCCTTGGAGTCACTGAGCTAGGTGTCACCCTCTATCAAGGGGTCAGAAAGGAGCGAAGCGGGGGCTGTTATCCGGCGTCGACAGGCGCGGCGGGGTCGGTGGCCCCTGGAAGGACCTAGAAGGCCCCTCTAGGCCGCCATAGGTATATTCTGGCACACCGTAGGGTAGAGGCGGCTTCCTCGCCCTCCTAGTAGCCTCTGGTGGCCTTCCTGACCTGAGCCGAGACATTCCCGCGCATCACCGGTCTTGCCTGCGTGCGCTGAGCCTGCTCTGCAAGCGTCTGCAGGGCCTCCCTGGCGTCCCCCAGGACCAGCTCGTCGGCAAAGAGGCTTCCGGCCGTCTCAGCCCGCTCCAGCATGGCAGCGTAGGCGTCGTGGCTGATGCGCTTGCTTTCCTCGAACTGGCTGACGTTGAGGCGATCTGTGAAGTAGGCGACACCCTGGGCGAGCATGTCGGCCCGGTCGTCGTGCTTGAGGGCTCCCTTGTCCCGGCACAGCCTGGTCAGCTGGTAGGCCAGGGTCTTCTGGAGCCTCTCCTCGAGGGGCAGGTCCTGGTTGCTCTGTAGGTCGTACTCGATCACCGATCGGCAGATAACGAGCCTGTGCTGCGTAGTCACCGGCTCCAGGGAGTCCAGCAGGCGCTCCTCCTTCCTTACGAAGGCTCGGGTCTCCTCGAAGGTCATGGGGATCTGTAGCTCCCGTGCGTGCTTCTGAAGGAGAGCGATAACTGTCCCGTCGCCGAAGTTCGACTCCACGAGACACATGGTGGCCCCGAACTGCCGACCTAGCTTTAGGATGGCGGTAAGGGTCTCGTCGGAGTAGCCGTCTTGGAAGCCCCGCATGGCCCGGAGGTAGATGTTCCCGGCCAGCTGACTGAGGATGCCTACGGCCGTCTCGTCCTTGCCTCGTCCAGAGGGATCGACCGAGATGATCGTATCAGCCGGCCAGTCGTGCCAATCGTCTCCCAGGCGGGCAGGCCGATACCAGTGGTCCCCTGGTAATGAAATGGCCTCAAGATCGGAGATGCGGTTGGTTGGGTCCTGAGACCAGATGACGGTGCCTGGAGCCTTCCTGGGATCCAAGGAGACCACCGGGATGTCACCCAGTCGCAGGGGGTAGCGCAGCATGTCCGACATCGTCGTGTCGAGTTGGAACTGCAGCTGGAAGTTAGCCTTCGAGGTGGTTGACTCCTTCTCCCGGAGCAGGGCGTCCGAGAAGCGGGTGTCGGTCGGGGTGCCGGCCAAGGCGGTCGCACCAGACTCCCGAATGTCCGACTCAAGCTCCTCAGCCAGTCTACCTTCGTAGCTGGGCAGGTTCTCCTCCGAGGGATACCGAGACGGCCACACCATGGCCCGGTAGCCACGCAGCTCGAGTTTGGTGTAGACCGAGAAGATCGTCTGCGGGGTCCCCAGGTAGATGATGCGGCTCGTAGGCAGCGGTGTCAAGATCGACTCGAACTCAGAGGTCCGCTGGAGGAGCTTCTCCCGCTGGATGTCGGAGGCACTGTTCTCAGGACTTTCGATGTCGTCCGGGACAATTAGGTCGGCGCGAGATCCCACCATGGCCGAGGTGATACCCACCGACTTGACCGAGGGGCTTTGGGCCGGCTCGGCTCCCTTGACGTCGAATGAGACCCGGCTCCAGCGGTTGTCCTTGCCTGAGTTGTCGAGGTGCTTTAGGAACGGGAAGTCCATGATGCACCGCTGGACGAACAGGCTGAAGTCGTCGGCTCGTTGTTTGGAGGCCGAGACCACCAGGACCTTCTTGTTGACGTCGCAGTAAAGGGTCCAAATGACAAAAGCTGCTGTCACCCAGGACTTACCCACCCCTCGAAACATTTGGAGTTGGATTCGAGGCCCACCGTACTGCAGGTACCTGGCCATTGCCAGCTGTGCCCGGGTAGGCTCAGGGAGATGCAGGTGATGCCAGAGGACTCGGAGGAAGGTGGAAAAGTCTGTTAGCATCTTCGTCTGGAGATGCTCAGCTGAGATGGGATTCATAGGAATAAAAAAAAGGGCCCGAAGGCCCTCATAGTGCGAACTGTGGCGGGAAACTTACTCGCCGGCTTTTTTGGTGGTGTACTTCTTACCGCGCCAAGTAAAGGATTTAACCTTGGCACGACGAGCATCCTTGAAGGCAGAGTCAAAGGAAGCTGCAGTGTTTGGGGTTGCCGAAGAAGACTTGGTAGCCGCCTTGCGGGCAGACAGTTTTTGGCGTGCCTTACGCTCTTGGGAATCCATAGATGCCCGTTGAGCAGCGGTGGGGCCCTTTGGAGTGGCTGGCTTGGGAGTAGCGGGCTTAGATGCTTTTGGAACTGTTTGCGGGTCGTAAGCCTTACCTGACAAAATATCAGAACTTGCACGACGAAGAGCCTCCTTGGGATTCCTAAGAAGGGCTTGAAGTTTCTTTAATTCCGCTGGTGCATTAAGCAACGCGCCTGCTACTGCAGCAACGGTTCCGCCTTTAGCTACAGCTTTTCGCTGGTTAGCCGCCATTAACTGTTGCCGGCGTAATTGGGCAGCCTTAACGTTTGCCTGGCCTTGTGCCTGTGCTTGTTGCCTAGGAGCTGCGGCAGCAGCAGCACCAGGCTTTACGTTGCCAAGGGAGGCACGGGTAGGCTTACCAGTTGAACTGAAAGGAGCACGGCTCGTCCTGAAAGCTGGCTTTGGAGCCTTTTGTCCGTCAGCCTTGTTGATGGCAGCCTGTTTGTTGCCAGCACCGCCAAATAGGTTTTTGCCGCCACCTTTGGGGGCAGCGGGTTTAGCAGCCTTAGGGTTAATGCGACGACCCGCAGGGGGGGCTGGCCTGACGTCCTGGATACTCCGACGTAGTTCACGCACCGTAGGTATTATCCTGTTGACACCTGCTCTTGACGAGTTAGGCGCTCCGCTCGTAGGATTAGCCTGAGCTAGTTGCCGTGAGTTTGGCTTAGCAGCGGGCTTAGCAGCCGGCTTAGGTTTAGCTGCCTTAGGGTTGATCCGACGACCAGCACTGGGGGCTGGCTTACTCATGGTCGTGCCGCCCTGCGTACGAACACGGTTGGTCGTGGTGCCTTGCGGCTTAGAACCCTTGGGTCCAGTCAGCACCTTGTTTTTTTGAGCAGCTTTTTGCTGCAGCTTGGTTGGCTTGACGGGTTTCTTTGGGGCCATGATTTAACCTGCGGTAACAGTTGCAACGGTGATCGTAAACCCAGTGCCGGCACCCAGGCGACCAGCTTGAGCGGTGAGAATGTCACCAACGCTGTAGGTCTCCCCATTGCGAGCGGCAACCAAGGTGCAGACGGTCACGATGCCGCCAGCCACAGTGATGTCGGCCGCAGCACCCCCGATAGCTACGTTGCTGGCTGTAGGTGTGGCGGGAACGAGGGGGGTGTTGGGATAGGAACCATTGGTGTAGCCGGTGCCTCCTACCAAGGTGCCAAGAGTGGCAATTGCTCCCTGGGCAAGCCGGCGCACTCGGCCGGTACGCTTGCCGTTGACGAGGGTGGCTGGTACTCGGTCACCTTGACGGACGGTATTGATGGCGTCGGTAGCTACAGCCACAGTGGCATTAACCACGGCCACAGTGGCAGTGGTTTGGATGGTGCGGTTAAGGCGATGCTTATCCAGCCGTGCCTTACGGAAGTCAAATCCAGAGGTGACTTGATTGGAGAATGGGTCTTGGATTGTGGTGCGGGATGCCCCAGCAACCGTGGTCGAAGGGAAGGCGCCGTAAGCGGATTCGCCAGCTGGAAGAGTAGACATAGTTAAAAAAAAAAGATAAAAAGAAAGTTAAACAATAAACATTACAAGTTTATTGCCAGCAAAGTCGGGGACACTACGAGGGCTCAGGCAAGGACAGCAGATACGACCCGCTCAGGTGGTATGTGGCCATCAGCCCCGCCAACTCAATAGCGTGGGCCTCGGTCAGTGCCACCTGGCTCAATAGCAGCCAGATAGCGCCTTGCATCGCGCTGGGGTTCACGCGGCCTGACATGGCGTCCTGCATGGCTGAGACGAAAATTGCCAATGCTCGCGCTAGCTCGGCGGTGGCTGGCATCAGCACAACAGAGCGATAAGTAAGGCTGTTGAGTAGGCCGCTGTAGAAGCCTTGGTAGTCGGGGGTGGGTACAGCCGACTCGACTAAGGGCAGGCACAGCCGATCTGGATCTGCTACTGCTGTGCAGCCGGCAGGGGGCCGCCAAGGTGTTAATCCGTCCCACAGGATTCGGCTGATGCAGATGCCGTTGCTGTCAAGGATTGCGTATTCCATCGTCATCACCAGCACCACACACGCACAACGCCGCCGCCGCCATCGCCACCAGCGCCGGAGTTGAATCCGTTTGCAGACCCTGAGCCACTACCGCCGCCGCCGCCGGGGAATGCGCCATTGCCGCCATTGCCGCCATCTGCAGTTGCGTTAGATCGGCCTCCGCCTCCCCCGTCGCCGTAGGTGCCGCCATTGCCACCGTCTGGAGCGCCCAAAGCACCAGCTGCGCCGCCGCCGCCTGTAGCCGATGAATTTGCGCCGCTATTCTTTTGCTCAGCAAAGCCCTGACCTCCTGCGGCTGCGACTCCAGCGGCATTAGCGGCTGTAAGGCCAGATCCACTTCCGCCACCGCCAGGGCCGTACATGCAGCGGTGGCCGAGTAGTCCGCTGCCTGCCAACGTACCGTTAGCGCCGGCCGCTGTATACAAGCCCGTTAGGCCTGCAGGCCCCCATGGCGTCGCCAGGCCACCGGCGACGGTTGTTGCAGTGCCGCCTGAGCCAGGGTTTGAAGCAGAAGCAATCGCTAGTGATCCCAGCGAGCTAGACCCGCCGCCAGTGCCTGGATTTCCATTGGTGTCGTCCGCCGTCACCGCAGCGCCACCAGCGCCACCAGCGCCAACGGTGACAGTCTCTGTAGCGCTAGCCAATGCCGCTGGAATCCAGCGAGAGACGAATGTACCGCCAGCGCCAGAGCTGCCGGCAGTGCGCGTCGTTGCTGCCGCACCCCGCCTCCCAGAGCCGCCGCCAGCGCCGCCGCTTACAAGCTCCACATAAATCGTCGTGCAGCCAGCGGGCTTAGTCCAGGTGCCGCTGCTGGTGAACTCCTGATAGCTAACGGTGCCACCACCGCCACCGCCGCCACCACCGCCACCGCCCGCAGGAGCAGCCCAGGTGCCATCCGCTCGCAGAAAGTTACTGGTGCCACCGCCAGATGCTGGAGCCAGGCCCGCTGCACTGCTGGTGACTAGTGGCAGGGTGGCATCGGCGCCTGTTGAGCTGCGCACCTCGCGGCTTGCAGCGTCGTAGCTGATGTCAGTGCCGGGGCCAGGAGGGCCAGTAATTACTGAGAGAGCGACCAAGTTAGTCCAGGTCGCATCCCCCACATATCGCCACTGGATGTGAGTTGCATTGGCCTGCAGCTCTACCTCTCGGCCATCGTCTCCAGGAGGCCCCGCCAGCGTGCCCAGATCATCCCAGGCGGATCCGTCCCAAACGTAGAACTTCTTGAGATCAGCGGTCTGCCAAACATCGCCGACAGTGTTGCCGCTGCTGGGTAGGGCTGCTTGGTTGGCAACCGTGCCTTTCAGGTTCAAAGCAACTGCAGTGGCATCACCACCAGCAATGTCAAGGTTCCCGGTGAACGGGTTGAATTGGTATGGCATGATGTTAAGTCCGGGTTACGGTTAGGACGTTGCCACTGCCGTCGTAAGTAAGGGTCAGGGTCGCCACCGTGGTACCGGAAGCTCCGCCGCGTTTGAAGACGGCTGTGGTGAGGTTACTGCCGGTGTAGGTGTTGGCAATGTAGTCGTGTTTGGGGATGCTGAGGCCAGTTTCAGTTTGCTGCGCCGATGTCATCCCAGCGCGAGGGGTGTAGGTCATAGCGGGAGAAGTTGAATAGTAGAGGGATTGAAGAAGGGCTGGCCCAGGAACCAGTCGAGGACGTCGCGTGAGCCCTTGCTTCGATTGCACGAGCGGCAAGCGGCGACGAGGTTGGAGGCATCGTTGCGACCTCCACGGCATCGTGGCCGGACGTGATCTAGAGTGAGGTGGTCAGGGGAATTGCAGTAAACGCAGCGGTGGTTGTAGTGAGCCTTGATGGACTCTCGCCACATGCGTTTCGCTTCAGAACTGGACATGGCTTGGAGATCCTGGAGAAGGTGGTCCGGGGTCAAACTTGGCATGAGTGGGTTCAGCGTTTCCTCTTTTTGACGGGCTTTCTAGTGGCGTTGTTGCCAGCACCATTTCTAGCACGGTTTTTGGCTGGTGATTCGAGTACCATCCGGCCATCTGTGGTGTGCGAAAGGTCATGACCTCCCTTGCCTGCTATCCCCCGCTTCTTGCGTTCTGCCCACCGCGCTTCCGAAGCGGCCTTCACAGACGGCTTCTT